TACCATCGTCAGTCGAGTGTGGGCTTGCTCCAGTTCTCCGAGTGGCTTATCCCTCCAGGCGCACAGACACTCTTCCGGTATATCGTGCATCTTCATGAGAACTTCGGGACTTACGTCTGACCAGTCTGTTATCTTCTTATCATCATCACTCATATTACGTAGTTTTCCTTATCATTGATGACCACATCGCAGACATTTTTTAGAACGTACCCACGAGTCTTAATGGAGTCAAGAACGCCTTCAGTATTACCTTTCAACAGCTTCGCTCGGTTCAGTATCTTCTTGGATTTCACAACTTCATGATCACTGAGTGCATATGTCTTAGCTTCAGATACTTGAAGCTTCTTATAGCTATCCGACATCAACTCCTTGAATGCAATTGAGAACAGTCGTTCGGTTTCGTCTTCAGCACAATGCATGATCCAACAAATATGCCGGTAGATCTGTTCCCACCTCAGTTGGATGGTCACCTGATTTTTAAGGCACTCCGATAGTACACTGTTTTCAATAGAAATTGAAAGTTCGTCTTTATCGAAGGTGTCTTCAAAAATAGAATCGAAGTCGTTTAGCTCATCTTCTAATTTTTGAAGAACATCAATCATACTGATTCCTCTCCTTCGATTTCCTTAAGAACTTCAAGATCATCGCGTTCCTTGATCTCTGCTTCGTTGAATTTAGTAATCAGGTAGTCTGCATGTTGAGAAAAAGTCTTCTTTTGAAACTTAACCTCTTTACCATTTTCGTCGATGAAAGTAAACCATCCCCCATTCTTCTGGATTATGCCTTCGTCAGCCAGGATATCCGGTACCCCATCATAAGGATCAATACCGGTGGCATATGGGATGAGGATTTCTTTAGCCACACCAAGTTGGTTGTATCGAGTCTTTTTAGTGGTTACTTTCATCTTGATACCGGTTTGCTTCGTCCCTTCTTTGAGATTTAGCTTATCCAACATGATCGAGATGGAAGGGATGTACAATTGAGCATTGCCACCAGATACTTTGAATTTTCCTTCACCATTCATGACGTTCTGGTTTTCGTAAACATGCAGGCTGTACCAGAAAAACATATCCCGGTCACCCACCTTCGAGTTCACGTTCTGAACGAATTGCTTATAAGACTTAGCTTTACGACCCATATCATTCGCTAGTTCACCGTCTTTTTCAAACTTTTCGATCTCTGCTTCGAGTTCCAAGTTCGATAAAGAATCGACGATGACTGCCACTTTCTCATCTTTATCGAACTCCCGAAGAATATCCGAGAACACGGCAACCGCCTCTTCAACGGAATACACCCGTATAGGAGTGAACTTCTCATCACTCATATCCACGTTCAAGCGGGTAAGAAACTCTTCGTCTATTGCGTTTTCGGAATCAAAATAGAAAATGTGGTAGCCTTCATCTTGCATAGCTTTTGCGATGTTGCCTAACAACAAGGACTTGCCTGATCCCTGGGGGCCAGCAATACATCCTGTACGGCGGTTAGGTACGCCTTTTGATAAAGATCCGGTGATTACATAGTTGAGCGCCATGCTCCCGGTAGATACCCATCGATCGATCTTCGACAGGCTTGTGGGGATACCCCGTTTGTTGATTCTGGTTCGAAATTTGTCGAATTTGCTCATGTAAGTTGACCCTCTCTGTACAGTCTAGTTATTGTACCCTTTGTGTACAGAGATTGTCAACTGATTCATGCGCTTAACGGACGATCATTCATCGACTCCGTATTCTGCTGTCAGGAACGCTTTGACCAATCCCGAACGAACAATATCATCCAGTTTATACTCCACCGTCGCGGACATCTGTGTTGGCATCTGGGAGATAACTTCCATCAGCTTACCGAATCCGCTCATCTCTCGTTTTGACTTTGAAGCCAAATCGTCCTGGCGGTGATCTCCACACAGAACCACTTTACTATGCAAACCGCACCGGGTGATGACGGTAGACAGTTCGTGGTAGGTGCAAGATTGCATCTCGTCGATAATGATAACGGCTCGATCGTAGGTGGTGGATCTCAGAAATGAGGTCGATTTGAACTCAAGGTACCCCAACGACTTCAAATTATCGTACTGGTCCCCGTTATACGTGGAAATCATCTCGTTAACCATTGCCCGGTACCCTGCTTCGTAATGAGAATTCTTCTCAGTATCGTCACCAGGCATAAATCCCATATCCCGTGTTTGTACCGCACTTCTGACGATAATCACCTTGTCTACTGACGTAGTGGGATCAAAGACCTCAGAGAGAGCCGCATAAAGCGCCATGAACGTTTTTCCGGTACCAGCGCAACCGTACTGCATGATTAGCGGGCACTGGCTGTAGTAAGCCTGTAGGAAGTCGTCTTGGCGGTCGCTTTTCGTTTTGAGGGATATCAGGTCGTGGGGGTGAAACTTCTTGCGGGAGAGAGATTTTGCTACGTTAAGGTCGGTAACATTACCTTGGTCAAACTTTTGCTTCTTCGAGGACATCAATGAATCTCCAGATTGTAGTTCGGCGTCTGCCATTCATATTTAAGATTAACTCATAGGAATTCACTTTAACCTCACTCTCCACTGGAACATTGACCAAAGAAATATTGTGTTAGGGAAGTGGGGGGGTTCGCTGCGCTGGCGAGCTGAAGTTTAGCTAAACGTTTAATGCCGATGAATGCTGCGTTTCAGCGATGTTTTGCTCAATTATATCCTCTAGGGAAATGACACGATTCTCTCTAGGGAAATAGCCTCTGTAAAACGCTGTTAGAAATGATTGCCAAACACTGTTCAGATAGAGTTAATAATGGACTATTGGGGATCGTTGACTAAATAACGTAAAAGAGAATTTATTATATGAAGATTTTGACAAACAAGAAGAGTTATCAATTGAAAGCAGTCATCGAAAAGAAAGATTGCCTCCGTTCATACTACCTAGTATCCGGACAGTCGATGACTACTTCTGGGCAGATAGTATCTGTCGAAAATGGAATTCATGTGGGAGAGACACCCAAACGAGTAAATAGGAAGTCCGAATCAACAGAAATGAATACTCAAGACGAAAAACAAACTATGGAGATAGAACATAATGAGCTTTAATACTTCTCCGGGCGTCTATACTCGCGAACTTGATCAGTCTTTCCGCGCAAACCCCGTATCTGGGAATGTGGGTGGGATTGTCCTGACGGCGAGCAGAGGCCCTCTGGATGTCACATTAGTATCATCCGAGCGAGACTTCATCCGTATCTACGGTGAGCCCAGCTTGGATAACCCCTCTATGTACGCGGCACTGTCGTTCGTACAGAAAGTGGGTGGCATGAACGTAAAACGGGTAATCGTCGATGCAACCGCATCCACTGGAATCTATACTCCAGTCTCCGATGACTTACTCACATTCACCGCAGCAAGCCCAGGGGTATGGGGGGATAGTGTCGTCGTCAGCTTCGCAGAATATACCGACGATGCTGACCTATTTTACATTGATATCACCGACGGATCTGTTAAAGAGCGGTTTCTGGTATCACTGGATCCAACCAAACGTGATGGATTTGGCAATTCGGTCTACATCGAAGATGTTCTCAATGTTCTCTCATTCTTGACTACAGTGGATCATGATGTAACGATAACTGATCCGATAGATCTGGCCGAGACCGTTGAATTGACTGGCGGTACAGATGATACCACCCCTGTATCTGACTCCGAGGTCATCCTTGGTTGGGCAGATTTTGATCAGGTGGAAACCGTTAGCGTAGATTACTTGATCAACGCCGGTTTCACTGAAGCGGCTGTCCACGGGACGATGGTATCTCTTGCCGAGTCTCGTAAAGATTGCTTTGCGGTACTGGACACGACTGACCTTACCAATGCAGCCGATATTGAATCGTACCGGAAGACGACTTCCAATCAGAACTCTTCCTACGCGGCTTATTACGCTGGATGGATCGATATCTTTGACGCTTACACCGGTCGCAATGTATCTATACCTCCAAGTGGTCATGTTGCAGCAGTTTTTGCATTGACACAGACCAACTACAATCCGTGGGATGCTCCTGCTGGTTTACAGCGCGGTGTTATTTCCGGTGCTGGTGTTCGCGGTGTCTCCAAGATCTGGAGTGAAGCTGAACGGGACTTGTTTTATACGGCTCAGATTAACCCAATCCAGCAATTTCCAGGAACGGGTATCGTGATCTGGGGTCAGAAAACAGCAGTGACTGCGATTTCTGCGTTTAACCGCATCAACACTCGCCTACTGTTCAGTTATGTTCGTTCCAGCTTGAAAGTCGCGTTGCGCCCGTTCGTGTT